CTTGATTCGAAATGAAGTAATGGGCTAGTAAGAACAAACGGATCGGCTATAGCCATAGTAAAAAAGATTAGCCACTTCATTCTTTTTTAGATACAAATGAATATAGTTCTTGAGCTTTCTTCATCATTTCTTCTATAGAATATGGTTCACAAGCTTTTTGAAATTCTTCAACAGTAGCTTTGTTTTGGTCATATAAGTTACGAACAAAATCCATATTAATCTGATATTGTTGATCCATGTAATCTTTAGCCATAGCCAACATATCAGCACGGATTTCAAAAGGGTTTTTATTAGCCATTATTTAATTACCTTAGCCATTGCTTCACCAGCCGCATTTGCAAATGTTGTGGTTTGTTTTACTGCTTCTTTAGTGAATTCAGTTTGTGTTTTAATAAATGCATGCAAAGGTTCACTCATTGCTTCATCTTTAACCCAAGTATTAACCCAAGTTGTTTTTGCATTTTGGATCGCATCGATCCATACGTTTGTTAGATAGTCTGTTGAGAACATAATAGTTCCTCCGTGTAATGTGTGCTATAAGAGGGCCGAAGCCCTCTTAATTTTATTTATTATCTTTTAGCTTAGCAATCTGCATCATACAGTTTTTAGATTCTTTATAGAATCCAAGAGAAGCGAGATGTGTTGCTGCTCTGCTATATCCAATAATCTCGCAGGCGGTGTTAAACCTCTGCCAGATTCTGGAGAAAAAAGAACGACGACCAATAGTAACGCTTTCAACATAGAACATCACACAAACCCTTTCAAATTAGGATTAAATGGTGCAATGAGTTCAGATCTTTTCATATCAGCGTCTTGTCTGGCAATAGCATAGATTTCGCTTCTGCTAATGCCAATATCGTTTAGTTCTTTATCAGTTAGCTTACGCAACTCGTTTTCAGTTTCTTTAATTGCTTTAGCCATCTGATAGTTGTTAATCAGCTTCTGTAAGAAGCTCTTTAGTGTCTGTGTCATTTGTTAATTCCTCGTAATGACCGATTTCGATTTTACGAGGACGCAAAGCTTCTGGAACTACGTATTTCAATTCAATTGACAATACTCCGTCCACTAAGTCTGCTCCGTTTACATTTACATGTTCAGACAGCCTAAAGGTACGTTTGAACTTCTTCGTAGAAATACCACGATGAATGTATTCGCGACCTTTTGATTCGTGTTCCCCTGTCACAGTTAAAGTACGATCTTTAACCTCAATATTTAGTTCACCTCGACTAAATCCGGCCACAGCAAGTTCAATCAGATAATCTGTATCGCCTGTTTTAAGAATATTATGAGGTGGATAGTGGTCTTGAGCGTGTCTTGTTACATGCTCTAATTCATTAAATAGATGGTCAAAACCAACAAAAGATGAACGTGGGAATAGTGAGTGTACGCCTGTCATTGTTATCTCCTTTATGTCAAGCAAGATTAAATTTGGACCCTTTCGGCATCCGTATTATTTATATAGCAGTTGTTATATCAAATGTACATAGCTGCTATTCACTTTTTTTTAAAAAAAGCGTAATTTCTTAAATCTCGATAATCAGCACTACCTTTAGTTTCTGGTTTTAAGTCTTTTTTCTTTCTAAATATTTCAGAACCTATTGAAGCAGTTTCAGGTGTCATATAATAATGATAACCTATATCTGTAATATCTTCTTCATTATAAGTTTTATTTTCGTATATAGATCTGCCATCGTGTCTCATACGTACTAATCTATCTCTTTCTTCTTTATTATCAAGAAGAATCATACCTCCTCTGCCAATATTGATATGCTTTTTAAAATGAAAAGATAAACACATTTTTGTTTTAGGAATATATCCATTCTTTTCCCAATACAAAGCAGCATCAATTATATCATCAGCTACATAATAATAGTCTCTCCAATTTTTATCTACAAGCCTATACGGCATTCTAATTTTTTCAAGCATAAAAGGTAGAGAGACATATGTTTTTGCTGGTATATTCAGCTGCTCATAGAATTTAAGTTGAAGACACATCTCAATAGCATGAGTACAACAATCAGTAGCTACGGCATATGGAGCTCTAAAGAATTCAGCTATTTCATTTTCAAATTTTTGTAATGGTAGAAAAGACATTCATTAGTTCTCTATGATAATCTCTATTATAAAATATATTTTTATTATGTTCTGTAATATGGCTTTCGCTATCAACCATTTCTTTTAATTGTTCTAAAGAAAAATCGTTCAATCTTTTAAATTCGTTATAAACCGCTTCATATCTCTTCCAATCATCTTTTATAGAATCAAACGTATAATCTATAAAGCTATAAAATTTATATCCTATTGATTTTAAATATTGCATCTGGTGTGGAAAAGATATCCATATAAACGGTATTCCTGCCATTATAGGTTTCCATGTTTTTTCTGTTAAAGAACCATATCCTGTAGATCTTGCTCTAGTTTCAAATACAACATTAATTAATGCGCTATAAAATATATCAGGAACTCTCCATTCAAAGCTATCTCTATATAATTTAGAGATATTCATATTATCTTCTAAAAAGGTATCTTCTTCAATGTACGATTTATTTTTTTCGTATATTTCTTTAAGTTCTTCTGAAGGAATATGGTGAGGCCTAATATCTTTACCCATAATTTTAGTAAATAATATTTCTGGATGATTATGTAAATTATCACGTATAAGTCTTAAAACAAAACCTACTCTACTATCACGTATTAACATACCTGTCACAATAGAAAATTTTTTAGTTTTTTCTATAGGTTTATTATATTCAATTGTGAGGATTTTTTTATGGTCTGGATGATCTGGATCTTCCATATCAATATGAAAACAACCTAGATTATATGCGTGGTCAAAAAAACTTATTCCTATATCATATCCTTTTACACAGTATCCTTTATTAAACATATAATATACGTTATCTAATTTTTTAATATGATCTGAATCTGGTCTATCCTTTGTCCATGTATTTAGTAATTCTCTAGTAAATGAAACTATAATTTTTATATTATTTTTTATACAAAAATCTTTTATTTTTTTATTAATATCTATTTTTAATGAAGGTTTAAAATCGCCGATTTGCAAATAATTTAGTATTAAAAATTTATTAAGTCTTTTATTAATAATTGTTTTATCTAGATATAGATATTCAACATTATTATTTAGTAATCTAATAATATCTTTATTATAGATTTTAGCTCTTTGAAAATCAAAAGGATCAATGTCAAGTGAAGTGTCCCAAATATAAAACTTATTCTTTGACATCTATAGGAATTCCATTTTCAAAACCATAAAGACTTCTATGATAACCTTCAGGCGGTTTTAGCTTTGAAGCATAATAAAAAAATCTAACGTTTCTTCTTACTCCAGTCACAGGCAATACCATATGCCTAATTGTTTCACTATGTTCAAATAGTAATGCACGATTTCTTTTAGTTTCTATAGCTTCTCTATCTTCTAATTTAAATTCACCTCCAGTGTGATCATCAGTAAGATATATTATTAAAGATGCTACTCTATATAATTTGATAGAATCATTCCAATTAAAATCTATATGTGGTTTAAGATCTCCTCCATTTCTTATTTCGCTATATCCAGCTCCAATAAGATGAGGATCCGGCATTATACCTGATATGCCAAGTTCATTTTCTAAAAATTTTAACCAAGACGAACTTGAATATTGTAAATATAATTTTCTGAGTACCGGTAATTTTTCAAGTTCAGTGCTTTCATACATATCTGACCCTGAACGAGTAAAGTGCTTTGGCCAGACTATATTTTTAAGCTCTTCATCAACTTCATTGAGAGTATGATCTGATAAAAAATTATCAATAATCTTAATATACAATTGTTTATTTCCGATTAATTTTTTTACGCCTAGTTCCATAACCTAAGCGTTGCATAATTTTCATTCTTTCGTGATAAGTCATCTTTGGCCATTTTGTAATTTCTTCAATAGTACGACCACAACCCTTGCAAACTTTATCAACCTGATTAAGTTGACATATCTGTTTGCAAGGGCTTATGTATAAATCATTCATTTGTTTCCGATATTATATTTCGGACAGAGTTCCCACTGGTCTTTCTCTTTGAAAGGAATAATCTTAATCTGTCTGAGTGGCGCTAATGGTTTTGCTTCTTCAGCATTTTGAATTTCAACCAAACCCCAATCTGACATTAGAGTCGTAATCGTATTTCTACGAGCTACATCATTTTCTTCAAGATTTGCTTTCTTACCATCAAGTAAGAATAGCTCTTTAAAATGTACAATAAAATATCTGCCTTGTTTATGCAAAATATGACAAGACTGAAATAATTTTTTATCTTTACGAGATGCGACACCTATTCGTGTCAATGTTTCACGAACCTTGAGAAAATCATCTGGTTCGTTTAGAGTAACTTCCAACATTGTAGCTGGAGACCACTCAACGAGTACTTGTTCTTCCACCTTTATTCACCTTCTTTTTTAACCCATTTATTTGTTCAGGTGACAGAAGAGGTAATATTTGGCGGGCTTTTTCATTACTATAGCCATAATATTCTTTTACCACTTCAACGTCACTCTCAATTTGAGGCTTTATCCATTTAGAAAAGCGTTTACGCTTTCTAACCATATTTATAAGAAAGTCAAATTGTAGTTTATTATCAAGGTGGTGATAACGATTCATCTCATTTGCGAGAATAGCTGTGTCATTAAAATAAGAAAGTGAACGATTAACCATAAAACTATTGTAAGCTTTTTCTGTTATATCATCTACTATTACATCTTTTTTAGTGGTATTGATAGAGTTTAGAAATTCAAAGGGATTCATTAAAAAATAATCTTTCAATAGATTTGAGTGTTTCAAAGGTTTCTTCTGGACTTTCAACATGAAAACAGCGATGAGGGAATGATTGTATTTTAGAAGCAAATGGATAATCATTGCCTCCATCTTGAGTATCATCACCGAAAAAGATAATACTATTATACAATTCTTTTAAAGGTTCGTACACCTGCCCTTTATCTTTATTAAGTTCTACAATGTCAATTCCAGTTTCACCGGCTATTTGTGCAGAATATCCATGCCATGCTTCATTAAACTCTTTAGCTAAAGCTTCTCTTTCACCATTTTTAATATCATAATCAATATATTGTTGCCGTTGTTTTTTTGTACAGCCTCTTCCAATAATAGAAAAGTTCATCATACCAGGACGTAGATCGATATGTTTTTTACCGGTACGATGTGGAAATGGGCTTTCATGCAATTTTTGTTTACACCAAGCAACCATCATTTTTGGTATGTCAAATTCGGGAGCAGATTGAATAAGTTTATCATCTACCCACAATTCATTTCCCGCGCATTGATAACAGCCTTTAACAGCCTTAGTAAGTTCACCTACTTGTTCTTTTGTCTTTGCAAAGTCAGATCCAGTAAGAAGATATATGTCAACTTTTTCTGCAAGTTGCATTAAGATTTCTTTATGTTCTGGACTAATAGATTGTCGACTTGGAGTAATAGTTCCATCAACATCAAATACAAGACAATTATCTTTTTTAGTCGATGCTATTGCTTCTCTTATTCTTTGACCTAAATTTTCACCAGTTAATTTTCTTGTATCAATATCTTTATTGATCCAAACGTCATGACCTGGTACTCTCCAATAAAGCATAGGAACAGTCTTATGCATTCTTTTTCTTAGAAAGTTTTTAGCTTCAGCATCTTGAGTAATATCAACTATTTGAAATCCTTCAGCTTCGTCCATCTTACCAAGTAGACGTTTCATGATTTCACAAAAGTGACATCTGGGTTGTGTATACAAAATTAGCATTATTTAAACTCTACATTTGCCATAATCTCTGTCATACAAGCAACGACGTTTAATTCATGATCAGCAACAAAAGCTTGTTTATACTGATAATCGGCCAATATAAGAACAAGTTGTGGAATAGATCGAGGAGCAACAATATTAGTCATATTGTCATATAACCCTCTAAAGATTGATGAGGCATCAACGTCCATATTATTAACGACCCAATGCCTCATCTTTTTAAAGTCTTTGTCTTTTAGATATTTGGTCAAATCGCTAATGGTGCTAAGGCCAGTGCTATTATCGTTAGCATTAATGCCGCTATTGCCAAATCTACCCCTTTGTCCTTCATTTAATACTCTCCTCCAATCTGGAGCGTATTTCATTACGAGATCAGCCGCAGCATTCTTCTCGAACGGTACGCCCTCTGTATCGAGTATATTTATAAACCGTTTAAAGAATTCTGCAGCGAGCTCGGCCATTTCTTTTTTAGTGGTATTAAATTCGTACACACCACAACGAGAATGTAATGGTTCAATAATACGATTTTTAAAATTACAAGTAAGAATAAATCGACAATTATTACTAAACTCTTCAATGAAACCACGAAGAGCAGGTTGAGTAGATTGTGGATTAAGATAATCAGCTTCGTCTAAGATAACAACTTTATATCCACCCTGTAATGAAACGGTAGACGCAAATTGTTTAATCTTAGTACGAAGCGTATCGATGTTGCCTTCTTCTGAACCATTGATTAAGATATAATCTAAACCAAGTTCATTACATAAAGCTTTGGCAACAGTCGTTTTACCCAGACCGGCAGTACCAGTGAAAAGCATATTAGGCAATTCACCGGTATCTACCATACTCTGAAACGTTTCTTTAAGTCTGGGAGGCAGTATTGTTTCAGAGATACGTGATGGCCGATATTTTTCGACCCATAAAAATTCGTTTGACATAATTTTCCCTCATAATATAATATTGTAACACAGTTTGGTGGGAATGTAAATTATGCAGACGCTTTTTCCTGTTGATAATTTTCTGCCATTTGAATTACTTGTACACATTGATCTCGAAGTTGACCAATAGTTGAAAGCTCTTCTCCTTTAAATGCGCCACGTTGACACATAGTATCGATAACAGCAATCATGCTACGCGATGCACGATTAGATGTTTCGTAAATAGGAGCATGCGGATCCTGCTGCTCTTCTTTTTTATCTGACATATTATACTCCGTACGTTGATGTCTTTTCTAGGGCAATCCAATATTCGATGCCTAGTTCCTTGTTAACAAAATGTGAAATAAGTTTTGAAGAAATACCAACTTCATAATCACCCGGAATCATTTTTAGATTTGCAATATTAAATATGAAGTTAAAATTATCTCCAGCAAATTCTCCACTCACATCAATAGAGAATGCGTTTGATGTTGCATTTTGGCTATCAACGACAGATAGACTTAATACACCATCTTTTCCAGTAATGGAAAGTTCAGAGTGGCCAAGAGTAGAAGCCGCTCGTTTAATTCGGTTTAGCGTATCATTATCTAAAATAAACTTTACATCAGCCGGAGGCATTTTAACATCCTTTGTAGGAGTTGTAAGCATCTCTGGATCTGAGAAAAAGTATTTTACACGAGAACGATTACTACTGTCAGTCACGACAACATAATCGGTTTCAAATTTAAGTCGAGGTTCACCGACAAGATTAATCACACCAAGAAACTCATTGAGATCATAGATGCCAAAGTCTTGTGGAAAATCTTCGGATAAAGTTGCAGAAGACAATACATTACGTGCTTCTGTCATAGTCTTAATTGTATTGCCTTGATGAATTACAATATTCGGATTAATCGATGCGTAATTCTTCAATACAGAAAGTGTTTCGTCTTTCAATTCCATAATATACTCCAATTAGTAATGTATTTATTATACCATTTCTTCAACAATTTGTAAATCTTTTATTTTGCTAAAATTCTTTTCTTTTACAAATTCTAGCTTTTCTTTGAATTTACCATCTAAAATATCACCTTTATGAGATATAATAAACGTATTCGAATTCTCGTCAAGAGAATGTAGAATCTTCATTAAGTTTTCAACACCATCATGATCTAGACTTGAATCAAATGTTTCATCAAGTAAAAGTAGATTTGTTGAAATAGAGTTTTTCATTTTAGCGATCATTCGCCAAGTAAACAATAGAGCTAAGTCAATACGTTGCTTTTCACCTTCAGAAAAAGAATCATATGAAAACGCATCTCTATGACGTGACCTAATAGTTTCTTGAAAGCTTTCATCTAAATCAAAGTGAACATAAAAATCTAAAATCTGTAGATATTGATTTACTAACTTATTGATGACAGGAATATATTGTTTAATGATTTTAGTTTTAATTCCTGTATCTTTTAGCATTTCTGCCATAACAGTATTATAAGAATATTCTTCATTAATAGTTAATTTACTTTCAAGCAAATTATCTTTAGCAGAAGTTAATTCTTGTAAATCTAGTTTTGATTTAGCTACATCACCATCATTGCTGCGTATTTTTGATATGGCATCGGTGAGAGTTTTAATCTGTCCTTGCAACCGTACGATTTCTCTATTGTTGCTAGATATAAATGAGGTTTTGGTTCTGATCTCATTTGAGGTATTATTAAGCCGTTCAATAGCCGATTCCACAATAGTCGACTGTTCAGAGACATCGTCCAAAGCTTTTTGGATCTCTGATGCTTTGGATTTTGCGGTGGAGAGTTTCTCCGATCGAAGGTCGTTACTAATATCTTGGGAACATGAGGGGCACGTATCATTTTCTTCGTAAAACTTCGAGTCCTTGACAAGTTGTTTGATTTTTTGATTAAACTCTGCATTGTAGTGGAGGAGCGTCTGCTTCTTATCATGGTTCTTTTTGAGATTTTCTTCAAGACCTTCTGAGAGACTTTCGATTTCTTCGGACGCGTTGACATTTTCCAATTGTAAGTTTTCGATGGAATCTTCTGCGAGGAAGATTTCGTTTTCTTTTTCTTCAATCTGGTCATTACTTAACTCCTCTACTTCTCGAATATACTTTTTCTGTAGTTCTATTTTTTCACGAGTTAGTTCAAGATTATATTCAATATCTTTTAATTTATCTCTTAAAACAGTATTTTTTTCTTTTAAGAGTTGATTCATTTTAGAAAAAACATTAATGTCCAGAAGATCCTCGATAACATCTCGCCGATGTTGTGCCGGGAGTTGCATGAAAGGAATAAAGGAGGAGGACCCCAAGACAACAATCTGATGAAAGCTTTTATGATTTAGCTTCAAGATGTTTTGCTCGAGAATCTTCTGGTACTCTTTGGAATGTGATGATTGATTAATCATATCACCATTCTTCCAAATCTCAAATACATTCGGCTTAATACCACGTACAATTTTATACGATGATTTACCAATATCAAATGTAACTTCAACTGAGCAGTTTTTACCATTAATTGAATTTACAAGTTGTGGTTTATTAATATTACGATGAGGCTTACCAAATAAACCAAATGCAATTGCATCTAGCATTGTGGATTTGCCTGCGCCATTTTGTCCAACAATAAGAGTAGACTTTGACTTATTCAGATTAATCTCGGTCCAATTATTTCCAGTAGACAAGAAATTCTTGAACCGTAGAGTTTTAAATAAAATCATACTGTTTCGATAGCCTGTGCTTCAGTCATAAGATTACGCATAGAAATTTTAAGTCTGTCTTTATCTAAATCAGTTTCAACAGCATCAATATACGTATCTAGTAATTCGGTAGTATCTTCAATAGATACTGATTCATCTTCTACATTATCGCCTACAAACTCATCAAAGTTTTCAGCAATTTTAAGATCGTGTATCTTTCTATTTTGTATTCTATCAATAAATCGATCAAATGTAAATATATCTTTTTTATTTACGACAACAACTTTTACGTACTTACCATCTAAGTCGCTGACATTATACTTATTATAATCGGTTTCTTCGTCATTGTACACAATTTTTTCAAATAAAGTATAAGGATTTCGTATTGCTTCTAATTCTCTTGTTTCAGTATCAAGAATATGAAAGAATTTAGGATCATTAGCATCTGACCAAAAGAATTCCATTTGTGTTCCAAGATATGTTACGTTATCTTGTTGAGACTTTGTATGAAAATGGCCAGATAATACTCGTTCAAATCGTGATAAAAGTTTATGATCTAATCCATGCGGTGCAATAACACCACGCATAACATTAAAACCAGCAAATTCAAAGTGACCACCAATCCAATCACATTTTGCGGTTTTAATAAATTCCATAGTTTTTTCGTGATTTTCAGCGCAAATCCATGGTACCATTCCCATCTTTAAAGAACCGTATTCCATCACAGTAGGCTCATGTATAATATGAACCTCATTCATATAATGTCCTAATAGTTCTTTAAGGGAATTTAGATCGTTTGTATTTTTATAGTAGGTATCGTGATTACCTGCTATAATATCCATTGTTATTTGTTCTTGCCGTAGCCGTTCAAGAAAGACATGACGGTTGCGGTTAAGAGCGCGGAAGTTAATAAATTTCCGGTGATCAAAGTAGTCACCAAGGTGAATGATATGGCGAATACCACGTTCCAAAAGAGTAGGAAAGAATACATCAGCATAAAATTTCTCTGCATTATCGAGAAATATGTCAGAACTATTACGGATGCCACAGTGAGTATCATTGATAATTGCTACTTTCATTGAAAAAACTTCACCAAATCTGAATCTACTTTTTGAATAGGACGCTTACGTTTCTTTTCTTTTTTAGCAAACTCTTTTACTTCTGTATCATACCCTTTTACTTTTTCAATTCTATCTTTAAGCATATCAACAAAGTTTGCTGCTACAGGATTATCAGTCTCATCCAGTAAGAAAGCTTCAACTCCAGATTGTGACATGTATTTAAATTTGATGTCTTGTTGTTTTTTCTCTTTAGCAATTCTGCGTAAAAACGCATACCAAGAAATCTGTGTAAAATATGCAAAGGCGTTTGGTTTACCAGTTCTTGTAGCTGCTTCTAAATTATAATTTTCGATTGCCTTTAAACAATTTTCAACCGCATCCATAACCATTTCTTCTCGATAAGTATATCGAATGAAATTAGCTTTGTGAGAAAGACCTTCAGCGATTTTAAGAAAACATGAAGCAATATAATCAGGGACTATAGGAAGTTTTTCGTCCTTATTTCTAGCTTCATTTAAGATGGTTACATAGTCTACAACGGCCTGAGAAAACTGAGCATTATTCACATAATGCGGCCTATCTTGTGGTTTCATAATCAAAATCCTTTAACATAATTAATACCATTATACAACGAAAAAAAGTGATTGTACACTGAAAAAAAGCGTGTACAAACTTTAAAAACCATGTTATAATAAAAGAGTATACTGAGGGGGAGATAGTATACCTTAATGCATTTTGTCTTTTGATGGTGTAAATCGAATAACATTATCAGAATCAGAAGTAAAATAATCTTTCATACTTTGAGCTTTTGTTTTTTGATAAGCGTCCCATTGACGTTTGGTCTCGCGTCGAATTTCATCCATATTTTCTTCACTTGTGTCGTCATCGATCATTACATTTTCTAAAGCTTTTAAATATTCGTGAATTATTTCTTGAGTAGGATTTGCTTCTGCAACAATATGTTGACAATTAATAATCTGAAAGCTTTCTGGTTCTAATTGATACATCATAAAAGGACGAAAGGCGTAATATCTTACGCCATTAGCCATATTATCCATCATGACTAATTTCATAGTTTTACGTATGACAATTGCATCATCGTCTTCATGATATTCTACTACTTCACAGATAATTTCATCGTCAGTAGCTAATTTAAATTGTCTAATTTCCAATTGGAACCTCAATAATCTTAAAGTTGAATTTTTCTTTATTATATATTTTTACTCGTTCTTCGCCATGAAGTAGCGCGTAGTTTTTTCTTCCTTTATAATGGATGTCATCTGTGATGTCATAAAGGGTAGTAGATCTTCCGTCGTCTGATTGACGTAATCCTCGTCCAATGCTTTGTAAGACTTTAATTTGGGACTTTGACGGACTTGCAAATATAATATTATGCAAATTCCGTATATTAATACCAGTGGAAAAAGTACCCAAGCTTGCGACAATAATAGCATCTTTTTGTTTCTCCGTAATTTGTCGAATGGCTTCTCTATCGTTTGTTTCTACTTCCCCAGAAACATAAAAAACTTTTCTATCTTTTTCTGCCTTCTCATTAATTAAATCGAAGAGAGGTTTACCATGAGCATCCACACGTTGGAATAATACGAGAGTATTACCAGAAGAGCTAAGAGCCAAATTACGAATAAACCGATTCCTACCTTCATGTCCCACAATAAAATCAATTTCATCATGATAAGTTTTTTTACCAAAATCTTTTCTCGTTTTTTCATCATATTTTAATATAATTATATTTATATCTAGCTGGGCTAACGTATTATTATCTTGTAATTCCTTCGTTGTGGTAACTCTATGGATTTTTCCAAAGAGTCCCTGGAGAACAAGGTGATGAACCTGAGCATTATCTAGTGTACCAGTCGTACCAATTCTATATTTTGCTTCGGTACATTTATTCATAATATCAGTCAGAGATTTAGATTTAAACCCGTGGCACTCATCGCCAATCACCATTCCAAATTGATCAAACCAATCCTTCGGTAATTTATAAATTGATTGCCATGTAGATATTACGATGGCCGAATTAATATTGTCTTTATCTTTTCCTGAATATATTTTATGAATACCTTTAGGACTATATCCATAATCGATAAAGTCTTTTTCCATTTGTTCTACAAGAGAAGTAGTAGGAACTACAATTAAAACTCTTCCAGCGTGAGGGTACCTAAACCCATCTGTAATATATTTTAACCATATTTGAGATAGACAGTAAATGATTAGTGATTTACCAGACCCTGTAGGAGAAAGTAATACACATCTATTTAGATTCAAGGCTTTCATTACGGCATCAAACTGATAATCTCTTATATCAATCGGATTACCACGAGATTGTAAATTTAAATTTTTAATGTATTTGTAAATAAGTTCTGGATTTTGTTCATTCTTATCTAAAGGAGAACCGTAATCAGAAGATTCTGTTAAAAGTGTATAACTATTTCTTTTACAAAATTCATCAACAAATGGATAAAGTCCGGCCGGAAGTTCTCTATTTACCGCATTGAATAATCTAATCTTACCATCCCAGATTCTACGTTTGTACAATTTCATGTACTTATAACCTGGAACAAAAAAAGAAAAATATTCACTCAACTCTTGAGCAATGCCTGCATCGCAATCAACAAGAGCTGTGCTTTCATTTTTCTTTAATATAGTAATATTAGCCACTCACATAAACCCCTTGTTGTGGTCTATACCAACTCTTTTGATTATGAATACGTCCTAAAAGATCGTTGATTTCTTTTGTTTCAGTTTGTAATACTTCTGCATCTTCGCCCTTCATCATACGTTCGGCTCTACGACCGACTTTATTATGAAGCGCGTCTTCTATAATTTTAATATCTTTTACACTTAATTTAAAATTGTAATTAGGTTTAGCCACCACTTTCGAATATCCTCCATTTAATCATATTACTGATTGTTTGATGTCTCCAATTAACATTATTAAGTATCTCATTCAAAGTATCTATCGTAGTTTTTATGTACTCTATTTTCTCAACAGAGTGTTGTATCTCCGGATCTGAATCGTAGTAATAATCCATTTCACCTTTGAGTATCTTAAGCCCATCAAAAGGGTCAGGCTTCCAGCCTTTTTCTTCAATTTCAGTTTGATCCATTTTGCCATTGTAATAAAGCCATTTATCTTTAAGCAATACTTTTTGTTCCTGCTCAGCTTTTTTAAGACGTAGCTTAGCAGTTGAAAGTAATTCTAAATATTTTGCGTGAAGTAATGGAGTTTGACGAGAAGATTCATCTAAACTCGTTTGACCAATAACACAGTCGCTCGACCACATGTCGAGGATCATTTTTAAATCCATAATATATCCTAAGTTTATTCAATGTCAAAGTATGTAAATCTAAAAGAGATTGGAAATGTAATATAATTTACATCTCCTTGAGAAGCTTCGAAAGCAATATCTCCAAGCAAAGTTGGGATAGCATTTCTATATATTATCTTCTTCGCTACGTTATTATGACTAGTTAAAATTGATACAGTAATATCTGCTTCTGATGGACCTTTATCTCCATCTTTAGCTTCTGATGGTTTTATATCTGGAGCTTCTACAAAAGATTTAATCCAATTATACATTTCGCTATAAGCAGAAAGATCTTCATCCATAATAATCATAGCAGTAAGTTCACCGTATACTAATTTATCGCCAGTAAAAGGAATAGATCCAATTCTTTTATACGGAATTTCAAGCGCAGAAATTTGAGTATCTGGATGCATTATTGATTGAGCAAAGTATTCTAAATTTGGAAAATACTTACGATTAATCGACAACTTAAACCCAGTAGGTTGTAAGTAGTTAGTATTAGTTGTAAGACTAGATTCTAAAATTCCAGTTGATACCGTAGTTGTTCCAATAGCCATTTGTCATCTCTCGTTATATAATCCTATTTATAATAAAAAAAGGAGCGCCGAAGCGCTCCAAGTTAGATCTCTTATTGTTATAAAATCTTATGTAGTTAGAATG